CTAGGGTAAAAAAGATACCTGCTTCCCTAACATTACCTATATGCTCGTTCTCTGCTATCTTTTTTACCCTAGCATTAATGTTAGTATAGCTTGTTGTTTGCACGGCTAACACTTCCCCTTTATCATTGATAGCTAATATATCTATGAAGCCAAATAAGTCTTGTCTTATTCTGGCAAAAGGATTCCAATGCTCAACAATCGCTACTGTTGTCCAACCATCTGTCTTTATCTTTTTTAGACTGTTTTGTGTTGGACTTATCTTTGCCATCGGTCTTTTCCTTTTTACCAAATATTCTATCAAAGTTCTCGCTAAACTTCTTATCGTCTGTTGGTCTGCGACTTGATCCTTTACCCATTAATGTTGTCCTCATATTTATTTTTCCATTGATTGTTTTTTTTAACATAAACAGCATCTAAATCATAATCACTATAATCTTCTTTTTGTACAAAACAAACTATTTCTTTAATTTCTTTGTCTATGTTTTCAAATGATTTAATAAGATCATCAAAATTCCAAACATTTAAATATGGAACATAACAATACCCTGTATAATTTTGAAAATCAACTATAATTTTATTAACATTACACATCAAATAAAATGAGTCTTGACAACAATTATGTTTTCTAATTTTTTTACTAAAATAATCTACCACGCTATCAGTTTGTTGAGAGCAAGGTGCATCATCAAATCTACATACATTTATTTGATTACTCATCATTAATCCCCTTAAAGTTATGCATATCTATACATCTATGTTTAAAATCAGCAGGTAAATTAATAAAGTCTTTAGGTAAGCACCTGCTTTCTACCCCTTCTTTGACAAACAAAGTTTTATATAATTCAGCATGGCCACACGAATCAAATGTTCCTACATAATGTGGCTGACCTGATACTACCAGAACAAATACAAATTCGCATATCATACTTCACCTTTTGTAATAACCTTATATGTTTGTTCGTACATAAGCTGAAAGTCCCAACTCGTATCATCTTTAGGTATAAATGTCAGTATGTATGGCATACCCTCATAACGAAATTTGTGTTCTTTAATTTGTCTTTCATTTTTTTTCTTTGTCATTTTTACAGTATCCTTTAGAGTTCATTGTTCCCATACCTACAACCATAGCACAATACCACTTTTTATCGGAATCAAAGAACATAGCGTTCTTGCCACACTTGTGGCACACAAATGGTTTTATACCTATGTCAACCCCTTGTTTAGCCTTCGTCATTTAATTCGTCATCTATCCATTCATCTTGTCGCATCTTGGCTTCCAATACAGCTATCTCTTCTTGGTGCACTTGAATCATTCTTTCAATATACCATTGCGCCTTCTTCAAGTCATCAATTTTATCTAATAACTTATCAGATTTTTTATCCACACGACTGATATATTTCATAGCATTGCCTTTAATGTAGCCATAGAATTCTTCCTTGCTCATCTTGGCCCTAATGTATTCAATCGTTTCTATACCACCTGATGTATAATGATCTGGATTTATTGTATCGCTCATTTTTTGTTCTCCTTTCTTTTGTTTTTAAGTTCTTCTACCTTTCTTCTTACTTGATGCGGTGTTACATTAGCGCACATGCAACACAGGTTAAACATTTCACTATCACCTAGTATCCATTCAATAGCATCCCTTGTATATTTTACAGGTTTCTTGCCACCTTTAGTTACCCTAGATGATACTGCATCTTTAATTGCAAATTGCAATACTGCTTTATAAAGATTCTCTAAACATCTGTATTCTTTTTCTGTCATTTGTCAGCTTTCACAGATGATTCAAACTTCTCTTCATCTCTAGAATCAACACACTCTTCTTTAGTCTTTAAGAAAACAAAGCTTTTAGGTGTTGCTGATTTAAATAACTTTCCTTTTTTACAATAGTAATTATGTTTGTCTGTGTTAACAGAATCGTGCCAATAAAACAACATAGCAATAATTAATAATGTATATGTTCCTAACGCTATAATTACTCTCATGATTTTCCTTATATAAAACTCATACTTACTTATCTATCTTTTTATATTATTACATAGTATAATATATATGTAAGCTAAAAACTTACCCATCAAATCAGCCATCAAGATAATGTCTATCTTGTCCTGATTGTTTGGAATTATTCACAAGGAAAATATTATGTGGACAACTCCATCAGCAACTGAAATGCGTTTCGGTTTTGAAGTTACTATGTACGTATGTAACAAGTAACTAATAGAGGGGGTGCTTATAGCATCCCCACTAACCTTGCATAGGCATCGTTCTTATGCTGCACCCATTCCAAATCTAATTCTACAATATACATACCCCATAATTTCTTTAAGATTCTTCCCTCAAGAGGTAAGTGTTTTATGTTATGAGGGTAGATTCTTCGCAGAACCTTGCCCCCCTTAACATTAGATTCAAATTTAGACTTTGTGTTTTTAGTCTTGTAAAGTGGATCAGAAAGGTACATCATCTTTCATGTCCTCAAAAGATTTATCAGGTACTGATGATTCTGGCGCCTGAATTTCTTGTACTGTACCACTTACATAGGTAACACCTGCCTTACTTTTTCTTACCCATCCAGATAACCTTAACTCTCGGCCATCTACATTAATTGTACCTGTATAGTCAGGCTGTGTTTCTTTCGTTTTCTTGTTGTTAAACAATGCAAAACGATTGTTATTATCATATTGTTCTGCCATATTACTGCACTCCTTGTGTTAAAAATTGAACTGTGTCCTCAACTTCTGTTAAGAACTTCTGTACTTCATCTTCAAGATGCTTGATATATTTGTCATCACGATGAACTCGTTTAACAAACATCTTTAGATTCTCTGGAAACGAGGGCTGATACGACACGAAGTCGCACCAACTCCTGTTCGTTACGGCAAGCTGCCACATTATTTGATTGTAATATTTTTGTGGGCAATCTCTATTAATAAGTGTTAGCGTATGTGTATTCGGTTGCGGACATTTAATCTCAATCAATCCGTCATCACCTACTAATCCGTCAGGTGAGGCACCTGCCCAAGTAATTGTCGGATGATCTATAAAACCTACCTCTTCCACATCAGCTTTACTAAACATATAAAAAGCCCTAGCCTCATCTTCTGTATCTATCCCATGTTGCATAGCTTCATTCACATAGGTTTTAGTAGGCTCATTAGTCAAGCGTTCAGTTACTAATTGTATCCTGTAATTGCTACGAGTAGCGGCTTCGCCATTTCTCGTAGTCGCTAACACATCTGATATACGACTAGCCGTTACCTTGCCTAGCCGTGCCTGAAACCACTCATCACTTCTCTGTTCCATTACTATCCTTTCTTATTTTGTCAATAACTTTTTTACATTTATCTCTATCCTCATCTGACATTTGATTATAAAGTTTTCTTGCTCTTTCAATGCCATCATTCTGATAGACAGTTTCTAATGTAAGCACAGGGTCTTGGTTGATCATAGCTATTTCTACCTCTTCTGCTGTTGCAATAGAAGTATCTATGCCTATGCCTAGCATACCTAATGCACGACCTACTGCAGATGTTTCGCAGTTTTCTATATATGATGTCTTGTTAATAAAGGTTGAACCTTCTTTCTCATACGCATGGCCTACTGCTAGTATCTGATTATCAACAATAATACTTGCTTTAAATACACAGACACCATTCTCATTGGTTAGCATTTCTGTAAGGATGGAGCCAACAGGATAAGTTTCTCTAAAGACCCTTATCCTTTCGTTGACCTCAACATATTCCTTGCCCTTGATGTTAATTGTTTTTAATTTAGCCATTACAAACTCCCATTATCAAATAGCTTATTAAGATTCCAAGAGCGCAAGTCAGCAACTTCTCTTGCCTTAACAATCTTGTCCTCTTGAACTAATGCTTTCTTTAATTCCTCAAGATCAGAACCTTGAATCTTGTTTTGATAGATTAAGTAGTCAAGCAATTCTAATGCTTTAGCTACTGACACTCCTTGATATTTACTCATAATTATTTCCTTTCTAATTGATGACACAACCATTATATTATCGTTAAAACTTTTTGTCAAATTTATTTCTACGATTAATTCTTGCCTGTATTCTATCGTTAGCTTTATCCCATCCTTGAGATTTAAATACTCGGCCATCCTTACTCGTTGCCCTATACTCAACATCAGAAAAACTTTTTCTCATTAACTTGATAAACTCGTTGACTGTCATGATTATGCACTCCAAATATAAATGTTTTCTTATCAAAATACAGACCGAAGTATCCCTCAAATCCGTTCCCATGTCTTTGCTTATTGATATAAATCTTACAATCGTAATACTTTTTTGCTTCCTCTATCTTGCTATCATCCCCACTCTGTAACATCTCTTCTTTCTTTTTATTACGAAAGATAGTGATACAGTTATCCGCCAAGTTAGTAATATTAGAGGAACCCAATACATCAAACTTACTAGGTTCACTACCCTCATGCACTGTCTTTCTACTATGCGCCACTAGAAAGATATGAATCCCTAGATCACGACTGGCCACGCATAATTGATTGACAAATCTTTTTTGTTTATTGTAATCATCCTCATTAATACCGCACTTCATAAGAGAATCAACAACAAATATATCTACCCCTAATTTTTCTTTGGCATAATAAATCACAGATAATACCTTCTCTGCGGTTGTTTCACCCTCTGAATCATAGAGGTATAACTTATCATCTAATGAATCTACAAACTCAAAGACTGCATTGTCTGTGGGCTCATGGTTCCCTGTCTGCAACAGCATACGGCCTAGTGTTGCTTTAGGTAACATCTCAAAACTTGCAATCAATATCTTGCTATATGGTAATGTTTTATACATGACATAAGATAGCCACGCTGTTTTACCATGCCCACTATAGCCTGACACGATTGTAGTTTCGCCCATTCTTATTTTAAATTTATCGTTAGTATAATCAAAAGGTAATTCTATACCGCCTGACATATCATTTCTAAAATAATCTAATACATCTACCCCATAACTGCTAGGCATTTTAATTTTAGTATGCTCTGATAAGTCCCTTTGCGCAAAGTAATTATCTATGTCAGCATCATCTACGATTAATTTTTCTACTTTACTTGAGATACTCATATATTTCCTTATGTTTCATAGCGATTTTATCTAGCTTATCCATATCTTCTTCTGTTAACTGATTGCCCTTTCTAATTTCTATGGCAGATAACATGATATATAGATAGTCATCTTGCATACTTTTAAGAACAGCATACGGATTAAATTTAATCCTATGGCTTGGTTTCCAATCATCATCAACGCTGTTAGGCATAATGTCATTCCATGTTAGGCCTATACTTTTAAGTATGTCCTCTGTTTGACATCCTGCAAAACAATGCATGATTACCTTATCATCTTGAAACTTTATACCAAGACTAGCATTCTTATCGTTATGCACAGGGCATAGACATTGATACTGATCTGTGCCACTCTGATAA